GGAGATTATGAGATAGGTCGGAACCTCGGTAGCAAGGCCGGCGCCTTTATTGGAGAGAAAATCCATAAATGGATCTCCCAGATCTTCGGCAGCGGGGATTACAACATCCACTCCGCCGACGGGGGGAATGCCGCAAAGCTCCTCGCGCGAGCATCCTCGCCAACCTTCAACAGCAACCCGAGCGGCGGAGTGATGCTGAAGGAGGTCGATTACATTGGGTCTTTCGACGAGAAGAAGGATTTCAACTGCATCACGTTCCCCATAGACTTATCATCATCCCTTACCTTCCCATGGGCGTATATCATCACTCGCCGATTTCAGCAATACAAGCTGCACGGTTGTGTCTTCTTCGTCACATCGCTGGTGAGCGAGTACACCACCAACGTGACAGTCGGGTCCATCTTCGGCTCGGTTCGGTATGACGTCGACTCCCCCGCACCAACCAGCAAAAGGGACGTGATGAATGCCCTGTTCTGTTCCTCGGAGAAAGCAAGCAAGTCCAACGTGTTCGCGGTGGAGTGCGCCGACGCGCAGACACCCACGAGGGTTCTCAAGGTCCGCCAGCCGGGACAAAGCACCGGCGACGAGCAATTGTACAAGCTCGGGTTTTTCGACCTGTGCACCCAGGGGGCTCCGGCAAACGTCTCTAATGCCTATGATGTGTCCGTGGCTTATGAGGTGGAGTACTTCAAGCAAAGACTCTACTCATCAAGCGGGATGTTGAACCTCTTCGCCGACCTGCGGGAAACGTCTAACGGCCCACTGGTGTACGTGGCTAACACAGCCAATGTCAAACAGCCTCGCGTCAACAACCTAGGTATCACCATCAACGGAGCCACTAGTGAGATTTTCTTCCCGTTCGACACAGAGATCGGATCCGTGTTCTTCATCTACCTCAACCATTCCATCCTAGGTGGCTCACCACAGACCTACTCCATTAGTGCCGGGTCCTACACCTCCACTTGCACCGCCTTCAACAATCAGTCCAACTACTCACTCGCCACGGCCAATTCGGCCTCAAGTGGCACGATGAGCCTGATGGCTGCTATCCGCGTAGAACCGGGGGCCACTTTAGCCACGCCTCCCCGCGTTGTGATCACCGCAACAGGGGTTAACTCCAATGGGCCCGGTAACATCACTATCTGCCAAATGGACCGGCAGGTTGCATCAGGGCTTGTAGTTCGACCACCCCAACTCTACCGCCGATACGAGTTTTTAGACTACTTGGTCAGCAGGGCTGAGGGCTGTCACTTCGATGGGTTTGCCCCCGACCTGGCGCGGTTCCGCCTTGTCGACTATGTCGACGCTTTCAGGCGTGAGAACACCATCGATCTCAATTTGGTCGATCGATCAAGCAGCGAGTACGATGTTGGGATCAACGAAGCCTTGGCCCTTATGGAGCGGTTCATAGAGGAGCGGAAAGTGGATAGGGACCCATGGGACGTGGCTCGGCACGGAGTTCCGGAGCAATCGAGAACTGTCAGGAACGTCACGCCCCCAAATTCACCACTGGGGGGAGAGGAGGTAGTGGTGCACAGCCAAATCAACGGCAACAATGGGGAATGGACTAATACCGATGATATCAAAATCGACTGGGTTGACTCGGAGTCCCACCAAATCAACCTCCTTCCGCAGCCCGTGGCCGACTTCCACAACTCGACCCTGGTACATGCACAATCGGGTCACCGCCACCCCCGCTTCTCGTTCGTGTTGCGAGAGTACGATTGGTTCACACCAGCAGGTTGTCTGGTCGATGTAGGCACGATAACGCCCATTCAATCTTACACTCTCACCGGGCGACAAATGCGGCAACTGCAATGTTTCCTCATCACGGGCCGTGGCTGCTTTTGTGAGCGAGTCCGGTGTCCAGGAGCATGGTTCTTGAGAGGACAGATCAAGGAACGGGACCTGAAGCGTGAAGCCGAGCACGCCGCCGTGCGGGATCAACAACTCAACGGTAACAACGGGAGTCATACGGGGTCGGACGATGTATTCCTGCAGTGCCAAATGCCATGCGCGGTCCCCAGCCATTATCACCGCATACACCGCCAAGCTCTAACCGGCGCCGCACGTCGCGATGCTGAGCGGCCACGCGCCCCCGACGACGCCAAGCACAAGCCAAAGTTCCTTCGATGTCCCGTCCCGACCACCTGCCCCGAAGAGACCCACTATCACCCCCAGTCTCAAGACGATCAGGCCGACGTCGAGGCGGTGTCGGATCGAGTCAGCAAA